TAACCTTGTTTTATTTGTGTTAAAGTCGCGTTGAACAGCAGCCAATAAATAATCGCCGGAAAACTCTTGAATCGTATAGTTGCCACAAGTAATGCTAATATTGGAAATCATTTTAGCGCCCAAATTTTGAATCCACTTGAACTCATATGGAACCCATTCCAAATTACCAATAGTTTCATTAAGAGAAGGGTCTTGTAACGAAGGGTCCTGTGGTGGCAAAATAGGACTCCAAATGCTGGGCAATACAACCGATAAATAACAATCCATTAATAGGTCGGCATAACGAGGTATTTTGAACGTAAACGTTGACGGTTCTGTTAGCCGAAGCGTTTTAGAGCCTTCAAAGTCAACGCGAAACTTTTGTAGAGCAAAGTTGGTATATTGAGCAAACACGCTTTTAAAAAATGTCTTACTGGGGTTGCCATTTAGAATAAGATTTTGTTGTCCTTGACTAACAAGTTGCATTAATCCGCCTGCCATTTTATTATTATATTATAGTAATAACATATTATTTTTTTAACTATTTTTTTTAACTATTTATATATTATTATACTTAATATATAAATATGTCAGAAGCGCCAAAATTAGTAGAAACAGGTGCAACAGGTGCAACAGCATTATTTAACAAATTGACTTCTATGAATGATTCAACTGCTGTCTTCGCAATATCTATATTAAATATTGTAATTATTTTGATAGCAATTATGGTTTATTTATATTATACTGGAACTATATTTTCAAAGGGATTAAGAGAACGGGATTGTAAATTAATGGAGGAAATATACGGCGAATTAAATGGTAAGCTAAGCACTGTAATTGATCCAGCAACACTTGATTTAACTATAAAGGATTTTTACGTCAAAACGGCGTATAATGCTTGCTCGGGTGGAAACTATAAAAATGATTATGTTGATACATGTGTGCTTAAAAGCTTACTAAAACAGGGTGTAAGAGGACTGGATTTTGAAATATTTTCAATTGATAACAACCCAGTTGTAGCAACAACAACGAGCGATGGTAATTGTGTAAAGGAAACATTTAATTACGTTTTATTTAGTGAAGTCTTAAATGTTATAAACACGTGCGCATTTACAAGTTCCACTGCACCAAATGCAGGAGACCCTTTAATAATTCATCTTCGCATTAAAAGCACAAATCACATAATGATTAATAATCTGACAAGTTTATTGGATGGATTTAATAAGACATCAGGGCGTCTTCTAGGCACAAATTACAGCTATAGTATAAAAAACATGGCAGATGTTCCCTTAAAAGAAATAATGGGGAAGGTGGCTCTCGTTGTTGATGGAACAAATACATCATTTCTAGATTTGAAATTTAATGAATATGTAAATATGATGAGCAGCACAGCACAAATGAGAGGTTTGCGTTATTATGATATTAAATATACACCAGATATGGACGAATTAATAAGACATAATATGTTGGCTTTAACAATAGGAATGCCGGATAAAGGTGCGAATCCAGTGTGTCCAAGTTCCATTTTAATGAGAGCATATGGAGTGCAATTTCTAGCTCTAAGATACCAAACTATAGATACAAATGTAGAAGAAAATAACGTATTTTTTAACGATAATGGACACGCCTTCGTTCTAAAACCTACGAAATTAAGGTTTCAAAAAATACCAATCAAAGATGCTACTCCACAAAAAGATAGTGTGAGTTTTTTAACAAAAATAGTAGACATGTCTGGAATCCCGGGAAATATACAGTATGAAATATAATCCACCTTTCAAAGTCCTTCAGACTTTAAAGGTGGAGCCAAAATATGGTTAATAGGGATGTAAATCCACCTTTCAAAGTCCTTCAGACTTTAAAGGTGGAGCCAAAATATGGTTAATATGGATGTAAATCTAGAATCATAATTTTAACTATGTATTATATATGAGTAAATATATGAGTAAATATAGGGGAACAAAAGGAAACAATGAAAGGAGGGGTCTCAGCGTAGCAAAAAGGGGAACCTTGGTTCCCCTAAAAGGAAACAATGAAAGGAGGGGTCTCAGCGTAGTAAAAAGGGGCATGAGAAATAGTACCTTGGTTCCCCTAAAAGAAAACAATGAAAGGAGGGGAACAAAAGGAAACAATGAAAGGAGGGGTCAAAGGGGAACTGCGTTCCCCTTATGTAAAGGATTAAAATTTAGCGATTGTGAGCTCGCCATTTTGCGTCAAGCAGTCGACAAAGCGGAAGAAGTTCAGGGCAAACAAGTCGCAAATTCCCCTGAAATTAAGCGCATTATAGGCATTGTAGAAAACTTTATTCGTTCCAAACAATTAATTATTTATGGAGGCGAAAGCATTAACCGTCTTTTACCAAAAAGCGACCAATTTTACAACAGAGACATAGAAATCCCTGATTTAGATTTTTATTCATCTAATGCGTTACATGACGCAAAGGATTTAGTGGATATTTACATAAAGGAAGGGTTTGTAGAAGTGGAAGCAAAATCAGGGCAACATCATGGGACATTTAAGGTATATGTTAATTTCATTCCGGTTGCGGATATAACACATATGCCCAAAGAACTCTTTAATGCGATAAAAAGAGACGCAGTGAAAATAAACGGAATTAATTGTTCGCCGCCAAATTTGCTGCGTATGGCGATGTATTTAGAGCTATCGCGTCCTCACGGTGACGTTAGTCGCTGGGAAAAAGTCTTAAAACGTCTTACCTTGTTAAATAAACATTACCCTCTTACTGCCGACCAATGCGAACATATTGATTTCCAGCGCACAATGGCCGATCCTGATTCATCTGAACAAATTTACGAAAATATTAGAAACACATTGGTAGACCAAGGGGCGGTGTTTTTCGGCGGTTACACATTATCGCTATATTCGCAATACATGCCGCCACATTTAAAGAAACAATTAGAGAAAATTCCTGATTTTGATGTGTTGTCAGAAGAACCGTTAATTGCTGCTCAAATAATAAAGGAGAGATTAACTGATATAAATATTAAAAACGTGAAAATAATAAAGCGGCCGCCTGTAGGCGAAATTATCGCACCACATTATGAAATAAGAGTGGGAAAAGATACGGTCGTTCTTATTTATGAGCCTTTAGCGTGTCATAGCTACAATATTGTTAAGGTTGACGGTTACGATATCAAAATAGCTACAATAGATACAATGTTGAGTTTTTATTTGGCTTTTTTATACGCAGACAGACCATATTATGATAAGGACCGTATCTTATGTATGGCGAAATACTTGTTTGAGGTGCAAGAGAAGAATAGATTGGAACAGAAGGGTGTTTTAAAGCGGTTTAGTATTAATTGTATGGGTCACCAGGAGACAGTGGAGGAGATGAGAGCAGAAAAGGCGGAAAAATTTGTTACGTTAAAGGACAAAAAGGGGACGGAAGAATACGATGAGTGGTTTCTGAGATATAGGCCTTTTGAAGCAAAAGATGAAGATTCTGTAAAATTGAATAAAAAACCAGTAAAAACAGTTAAAAAGAGACCTAAAACAAAAACAAAAACAAAAAGATTGTTTAATTGGTAAGGACTGTGTAGCATAACCTTTAGTAAATTCGTAATTTTTTTGGCTCTTACTTCGTTATAACCTTTACTAAATGTATAATGAGTTATCAAGATATTTCCCTATTAATTTTGACAGAGATTGTCGGCGATTTCGGCTACAAAAAATTTGCAGACAAAGGTGGACTGACTAATTTTGCTGTAGGAACAGTAGGCTACATAGGTGTCATTTATGCATTGATTCGTTCTCTACAAGGCTCTCAAGTGCTTGTTGTTAATGCTGCTTGGGATGGACTTAGTGCGCTAGTAGAATCTATTGCAGCCATTGTTATTTTAGGCGAAAGATTTGATGACCCCTGGAAATATTTTGGCATATTTTTGATTGTTTTAGGACTATTCTTTTTGAAATTGCCTATCTTTAATGCTAAGAAATTTGTGTTTCCGCAGTTTTTTATAGATACCAACAATTAAATTGTTGAAATACTAATGCCCTTACTTGC